CAGTTCCTGCTCAAGGCCGACGTCGACGCCGCCGTGTTCGAGGCGGCGCGAGCGCTACGCGATGGGCTGATGAACTGCGCCCGCCGCATCGCCGCTGACGTGGCGCCGTTGCGTACCGCCGAGGAGTGCGAGGACGTGATCGAGCGCGAGATGCGCGCGCTGCTGGAGAGCATGGCGCATACGTTCGGCGAGCGCCTCGACGTGCAGCTTGAGGAGCATGCAGGATGATCGGCTTGACGCCATCCCGCGATGTTGTGCGGCCGGCGATCGCGCGCGGCCTGCTGCCCGACCCGAACATGACGGTCGACCAGTGGGCTGACCAGCACATGATCATCCCGAAGGAATCGGGCGCCAATGAATCGGGCAAGTACCGCACGGACCGCACGCCGCACGCACGGGAGGTGATGCTCGCACTGTCGGACAATCACCCGTGCAAGATCGTGGCGTTGAAGGGCGCGTCGCAGATGTTGAAGACTCAGGTGGGGCTCAACTGGTTCTGCTGCTCGGTGCACCAGTCGCCAGCAAACTTCCTGTGGATTCTGCCGACCGGCAAGCTGGCGAAGCGTACCAGCGCCCGCGTCAGTAAGACCATTGCTGCGGTGCCGCCGGTACGCGAGCGTGTGGCCGCACCGCGGGCGCGCGACTCGGTAAATACCCTGGACACCAAGGAGTACATCGGCGGCTCGCTGCACATCGTGACGGCCGGCGCTGCCGCCAACCTGTCCGAGATCCCGGCCCGCCGCGTGCTGTTCGACGAGGTCGACCGCGCCGACAACAACGTCAATGGCGAGGGTGACCCGGTAGCCTTGGCGAAGTCGCGTCAGACCACGTTCGAGCGCAACCGCAAGAGCTACTTCCCCAGCTCGCCGACCACAGTAGGGCGCTCGATCATCGAAGGCCTGTTCAAGCAGGGGACGCAGCGCGAGGCGCTGGCCGACTGCGTGCACTGCGACCACGCGCAGCCGCTGGTGTTCGAGCGCCTGCAGGAAGACGACGAGGGCCGTGCATGCTATCCGTGCATCGACTGCGGCGCGATGATGTACGAGACCGACAAGAACCGCATGTTCGTACGCGGTGCGTGGTCGGCCGGCGTAGCTGGTGATGGCGAGACCGAGAGCTTCACCATCAGCGCGATGTTCGCGCCGTATGGCTGGTTGCCGTGGAAGGCGCTGCTGCTGGAGTACCGTGCGGCACGGGCCAAGCTTGACGAGGGCAGCGACGAGCTAATGATCGTGTTCTACAACACCCGCCTGGCGCGCTGCTGGGAACGGAAGAAAGAGCAGACCAAGGCGTCCGAGCTGAAAGCACGCGCAGGCGGCTACAAGCTCGGTACAGTCCCGATGGGGGGGCTGCTGCTGACTGGCGCAGTCGACACCCAGATCGATCGCCTGGAGTTGAAGGTGGTGGCGTGGGGCGAGGGAATGGAAGATTGGATCGTCGACTTCCAGATCGTGCAGGGATCGCCGACCGAGCAGGCCACGTGGGACAAGCTCGACCTGCTGCTGAAAGGGAAGTACCGGCATGCGGGTGGTCGTGAGATCGGCATCGCAGCAACCTTCATCGACTCCGGTGGTGCTCATACCAACGAGGTGTACAACTTTACCCGCACCCGCCAGCACCGACACATTTATGCGATTAAGGGCGCATCGACCTCGAACAAGCCGATCCTCGCTGTTAAGCCCACGCTGGTAGACGTGAACTGGATGGGCAAGGTCATGCCGCACGGCGCCAAGATGTGGCTGATCGGTACCGACACGGCGAAGGACTACCTGGCTAGCCGCTACCACCTGGTCGACGGCCCCGGTGCGACCCACTTCCCGGAAGGGCTTCCGGACGAGTACTTCGACCAGTTGACCGCCGAGTACAGCATCACGGTCTGGAAGCGGGGGCGCAAGGTGCGCGTGTGGGAGAAGAAGAAGAACGACCGCAACGAGGCCGGCGACCTGATGGTCTACAACCTGGCCGCTGCTCACTACCTGGGCCTGCACAAAAAAACGGCCAGCCACTGGCAGCTGGTGCGCGAGATCGTTGCCCCCGTAACGCCCGACTTGTTCAGCGAGTCACCTGCGGCAGAACAGCTTGCCGACGACAAAGTCGTCTCCAGCAATCCGATTGCACCTGTAACACCTATCGCACCATTACAACCACAAGAACCATGGAAACCGAAACCGCAATCGAACCCAGCACCCCAACAGCGCCGGCCAGCCGGGAGACAGTGGTGACCACGGTGCTGCTAGACGATCCCGACTTGATTGATTCGATTTTTGCATTCATCGCAATCGAGTTTCCAGAGCTAAAAGAGCGAGCGGGCGAACTCAAGCAGATGGCGAGGCGAGAGTTTGCCGGGATCGAGACCTATATCCCGCGCCGACCAAGAGCCGAGCGCGATCGGATCGTACAGGAAGTCATGCGTCTGTTCGACGGGCGCAACGCGACGGAAGTCGCGCGCCGACTGAATATCAGCAGGGCATCGGTCTACCGAATCATCAAGACCCCTGGCGGAAAGAAGTAATCTCAGTTTTCCGAGAAATGAGACAGCCAGCCCGCTACCGTGAGCGGATGGCTATCTCCCAATCAGACCTCGACGCGCTCGACCAGGCAATCGCTTCCGGCGTGACATCGGTGACCTTCGATGGTCGCACCGTGAACTACCAGAGCACAGCGGACCTCATGGAGGCGCGACAGCACACTCTCCAAGTGCTCAACGGCAGTCTGCAGAATCGCGGGCCGCGTCTCTTCAGGTTCGGCTTCACCACCAGCCGGGGCGATTGATGCGCAACTTCATCGACCGCATCATCGGATTCGTCAACCCGCATGCCGGCATCGCCCGGCATTTCGCACGTCAGCAGCTGCAGCGCGCCTACGAGGCCGCAAGCCCACGTGACCCATGGCGCCCTCGACGTGCCGGCGCAAGTGCCAACGCTGACCACCAGGCCGACGCCAAGACCCTGCGCAACAAGGCGCGCGCTCTGGTACAGAACGTTCCCTACATCTGGGCGGGCCTAGATGGACTGGTCGCGGCTACGGTAGGCGAAGGTATCCTCCCACGTCCGACCGGCCCGGAGAAGGACAAGCTCAGCAAGCTGCTCAAGCGCTGGATGAAAGTCTGCGATGCCGACGGCAGGTACGATTTCTTCGGGCTGACCAAGGCCGCGTACTGGGCCATGGAGCAAGACGGCGAAGTGCTGGTACGCTTGCGCACCCGCCGTGCTACCGACGGACTGCCGGTTCCGCTGCAGCTGCAGCTGTTGGAGATCGACTGGCTTGACAGTGCTCGTTCGGGCACGCTCAACGGCAACCAGATTGTCAACGGCATCGAGTACGACATGCTCGGTGCAGTTGCCGCTTACTACCTGTGGGATCAACACCCGGGCGACATCGCCGTTGCGCGGGGGCGGTCGCAGAGCCAGCGCGTGCCGGCCAATCAGATCATCCACCTGTTCAATCCCGCTCGCCCTGGTCAGGGCCGAGGCTTCTCGCGTTTGGCACCGGTGATCGCGCGCGTGCGCGACCTGCAGCTGTACGAAGATGCCGAGATCGCGCGCAAGAACCTGGAAAGCCGCCTGTCGGTGCTGGCGAGCGGTGACATGAATGCCATGGAAAATCCGGCGGCTATGGGCGGCGGCGGAGAAGCACCGGGCGGCGGCGTCCGCGACCTGGGCGAACTCGGGGGCGGCAACATCTTCGGCATGCCGAACGGTATGAACTTCACCGTCGTCGAGCCGAAGGCCGCGCCTGGCTACGTCGAGTACGTCAAATTCGCTTTGCACCTGATAGCGGCAGGCATGGGTGTGCCATACCACTTGCTGACCGGTGACATGAGCGCGGTCAACTACAGCAGCGCGCGCGTGCGGATCCTCGACTTCCGCCGCGTGGTCGGCCAGATGCAGTGGGTTACGCTGATTCCGAAACTGCTCATTCCGCTCTACCAGTCATTTGTCCAGCACGCCTGGTTGGCGGGACTGATCAAGACCCTGGACATGGAGGTGGAGTTCAGTGTGCCGAAATGGGATTACGTGAATCCGGAGCAGGATGTGAAAGCCGACCTGGCCGAGATCAGCGGCGGCCTGTCCAGTTTCAGCGAAAAGCTGCGGCAACGCGGCTATGACCCGAAGGTCGTGGCCGAGGAACTCGCCGAGGACATCAAGCTGTATCGTGAGCTTGGCATACTGGATGTGATGCTGTTCATGCAGCGCGGCAATATGCCGACGGGTAGCAGCACCGACGGTTCCGGTTCGGGCAAGGAATCCCGATGATCAAGTTCGGCCGCTCGGCGGGCGACCAGTCCATCAGCACGCCCGACCACGTGCTGGTCGTGTTTCCGAATGGCGACTGGATCCTGGCCTTCATCGTTGGTTTCGACGGTGTTGTTACCGGGAACATCACGCAGTACCTTTTCTCGTCTGGCGCTTTTGCAGCGGCTGGTTCGCTGAATGTCGTGTTCTACGCTGATGGCGTTTCCGGCACCACGCTGCGGGGGCGCATCGCCGTCTATGCCGACACGCTGTCCAACGCCAACGCGCCGGCGCTCCTGAGTACGACGCAGTTCTCTGGCGGGCGCCATCTGGTCGTCGTTCAACGTAGCGGCGGGGCTCAGTCGCCCCAGGCGACCCTGTACACCTGTCCGACCCTGGCCTCCACGCCGATCGACGACAGCGCCGTGATCACGGAAGCGACGACGACCAACGCCGCAATTCTAAAAGAGCTGAACGGCAGCGGCTTCATGTTCGGCTCGCGTGTGGACAATACGACCGACCGCAAGAGCGATCAATCGGTGTCGAGGATGCTTCGCGCCAATCTGGCGATCACGAAGTTCGAAATCGCGCAGCTCGCGGCCGGCAAGGAAATCTTCGACCTCGGCTACACGCCGGTGGTGTACGTGCGCGCAAGTGACGTCGACGACATCGCGGACCGCGGTCCGAATGCGCTCCCGTTCACGCTGACCGGCACCCCCACTACCAGCGCGGAGCCCACGTTTGCCTATAGGGCGGGCGTCAGCGAGCCGCCGGCAGTAACCGACGCGGTTACCGTCAGCAATGCCGAGCCGCTGCAGGTGGTGCCGTCTACCGGCACTGGCGGGACGGTGACATTCACCGGCGCGCTAAGCGGCACGCAGGCCACCTCGGTCGAGGTGCGCATGATCGCGCCTGATGGCACGCCCGGCAGCTGGGTCGCGCTGCAGTCGGTGATCCTTGGCCCGACTGCGTATAGCGGCGAGCGTGCAGTGGCAGACGGCGGGCCGTATCGATTCCAGGCTCGCACGAAGAGCGGCAGTGCAGTGCTGGCGGAAAGCCAGTATTCGACTGCCAAGATTCTGATCGGCGACCCGTGGATTAATTGTGGTTCGTCCAGCTCCGATTACCTGTTCACCGACAAGAGCGGTACCGGATTCACCGTGGCGCCGGATACTGCGGTTATGAGCGGCACTACGCCGGCCTGGTCGGCGATGAGCAGCACCGGCGCGGCAACGCGCATGGCGGACGAGCTGGCGGCCGTGGCCGGCAAGCCAATCGGATGGCTCAACTACGGCGTGGCCGGAACCACGCTGCGCACCTGGCTGGACCCGAACAGCACGCACCGCAAGAATCTGGCGCGAGCCATCGCGGCCGTTAAAGGGAAGATTTTCGGCGCGTACATCACGGTAGGGGCGAACGACGCCTACCAAGGCTGGATCGCGTCGAGCGAGGCGCACGAAGCCGACATGCAGAAGCTGATCGAAGACCTGCGGACGGAGACCGGTAACCCAGACCTCAAAGTCGTGTGGGTCGGCTCGCCGCCTCGGCCTTCGCTCAATCCTGTGCAAGCCGATCGGCTGCGCCAGGCTGAAAGCAGGATCGGCAACTATCCGGGCGTGGTGCACGTGCAGGTTCTGCAGTTCGCGCCGGCGTCGGACAATGTGCATCTGGCGCCGAGCCTCGACGGCTATGCCGCTTGCGGCACGATGGCGATGCATCAGGCTGGTCGCGCCTTCTACCTCGGGGAAGATCCGAGGATGGTGCGCGGCCCGGCGCTGGCGGCGATGACGTACAACGGCACCAAGGTGCGCTGCGTGGTTACCACGCGGGACGGGACAAGCTTCAATCCTGCTGCGCCTGGCGGCTTCACCGTCCAGAACAAGCAACCGGACGACAGCTACGTGACCCTGAGCGGAATCTCCGCGCACCGAGTCAACGCCAGCCTGATCGAGATCGAGTGCGGCGTGACGCTGGTCGAGCCGATCGTGAAGTATCTGTCCGGGTCGGCGCCGAGCGTGACCAACGCTGTTTACAGCAACGGCGCGCTGCCGCTGCCGATGACGGTGGAAACCGAAATGGTCGTGACGCAGGCCGCCGCCGCGCCAGACACTACGGCGCCGGTGATGAACGGTGCAATCAGCATCACCAACATCACCGCGAACGGTGCGACGCTGGCCTTCCAGGCGGCGACGGACGACGTCGGGGTGGCGGGCTACGAGTACAGCATCAACGCTGGCGCGAGCTACGTGAATGCTGGGCTGTCGCGGTCGTTCGCTGTTTCGAGCCTGACCGCCGGCACGACGTACCAGGTGCGTGTGCGCGCTTACGACGCCGCCGGCAACCGCTCGGCACCGCTGTCGGACAGCTTCAAAACGCTGGACATCCAGCCGCCGGTGGAAATAGTCATAGACGCCAGCAAGATCCCGGCCAGCCGCAAGGTCGTGTTCCCTGGCGGCACGCGGGTTGTCCCGTTCGGCACAAAGCCGAACACGATAGTGCCGGATGCGCCGTACTACCGCGACGGGAAATGGTGGAGCGATAAGGTTCCGGAGGACGAGCGCTACGACGTTGCCGACCTTACCATTGATCTTGCGGAGATGGGCACGACGGCCACGAAAGTGGAAGCGGTCGTGGCGGGCGTCAAGGTGCTCGAACAGCCGGTCATCCAGGGATCACTGATCCCGGTGAAGCTGGGCGGCTTCGACGAGCTGCGCGGCGCGCTGAACTTCTGCACGTTCCGGGTGACCCTCGCGAACGGCGAACAGATCGACCGCACGCTGTGGTTCAGCAAAGTGGATGTACGCTGGGTGCTGGAGAAGGACCCCGACGACAAACGCTACTATGTGTTCGACGTCGGCTTCGATCTGGCGGACCGCAGGACGACGGTCACCGCTGTTACTGCCTTCCCCGTCGGCGTGGAGGAACTGGTCAGGCCGCAGATGCAAGGCAATTTGGCTTTGATCAAGCTGGGCGGCATGGACACCTCGGCCGATCCGCTGAACTACTGCAAGCTGCGATTCGACTGTGCAAACGGCGAGCGCTTCTTCCGGACCATTCACTTCAAGAGGGTGGATAACTGATGATCGACGCAACTCAATTGCCGCGCCTTCCGACACGCTCACTGCCTGACGAAAGTATGCCTGTATCGGGGGTGCCAGATCCATTGGGGTCGCTAGAGCGAGCAAAAAAAATGGAACTCAAGGAAGGGCGCTACTACGCGGTAAGCGAAGAAAAATAGGTTGACCAAAATCTGTCTCAGTTTTCCGAGAATTGAGACAGTGCAATACGTAGAGTGGGGTGCATGACGACCCCGACCACTCCGCAAACCCGCTCCGCCGGTGACCCGCGCAACATGCCTTCGCTGTCGCGCGAGGCGCAGCTGGTGCCGACCACTTACAACGAAGCCGACAACACCGTCGAGGTGGTGTGGACTACTGGCTCACGCGTCCGCCGCTATGACTGGTGGACTGACAAGCCATACGAAGAAGAGCTGGCCGTCACGCCGGAAGCCGTCGACATGGCGCGTTTCGAGGCCGGCACCGTCCAGGTTATCGACAGCCACCGAATTCATGGTGGTGTCCAGTCGATCATCGGCATCGCCCTCCGTGGCAGCATCGCCAACGGGGAAGGCCGCGCGACCTTGCGGCTCTCGACTCGTCCGGAAATGGCGGGCATCGTTGCCGACATCAAGGCAGGCATCATCCGCTCGATCTCGTTCGGCTACAACGTCATGACCTTCGAGATCACCCGCGCTATCGACCGTACCGACGGCGTGAACATGGACCTCTACCGCGCTGTGCGGTGGCAGCCGTTCGAAATCAGTTTCGTCACTGTGCCGGCCGACGCCGACGCCAGCACGCGCAGCGCGCCGGCCAACGGCGTGCCGTGCGATTTCATCACCCGGGCGCCCGCCCAATCCGCTCCATCCAACCAGGAAGACAACATGACCATCGCTACCCAGTCGGGCGCCCAGAACCCTGCGCCTGTTGCCACCACTCGCGCAGCTGATCCAGCACCTGCGGCGGCTGCAGCACCGGTTGCCCCGCCCGCCGCCGACGACGCTGCCACGCGCGCAGCGCAGGAAGCGGCAACCCGCGCCGCCGACATCACCGAGATGTGCGCGCGCCACAATGTCAGCGGCCTGGCAGCTGGCCTGATTCGCAGCGGTAACTCGCTGGACCAAGCGCGCAGCGCCGTGCTGGACGAGCTGGCGCGCAACGATGCCGCACAGGGCGGCCATAACAACGTCCGTATCCAAGTGGTCGGCAGCGAGCACGCAGTGCGCATGGCCGGTCTCGAAGAAGCGATCATGCACCGCGTCCATGCCGGCACCAAGCTGACCGACAACGGCCGCCAGTATCGCGGCCTGAGCATCATGGAACTCGGCCGCGACTTCCTGGAATCGCATGGCGTGTCGACCCGCGGCATGGATCGTATGACGCTCGCCACCCGGATCCTGCACTTCCGCTCGGCCGCTCACGGCACCAGCGACTTCGCGACGCTGTTCGCAAACGTCGCGAACAAGCGGATGCGCGATGCGTACCAGGAAAACCTCGGCACCTATACCCAATGGGCACGCCGCGCGCCGAATGCCCCGGACTTCAAGAACATCAGCATCGTGCAGCTGTCGGGTGCGCCAGACCTGCTCAAGACCAACGAAGCTGGCGAATTCCAGTACGGCAAGATGACCGATGCGGGCGTCTCGTATGCCCTAGTCACTTACGGCAGGATGGTCTCCCTGACCCGTGCAGCCATTATCAACGACGACCTGCGCGCGTTCGAGCGCCTGGTGACCGCGTTTGGCGCCAGTTCCAGCCGTCTGGAAAACCGTCTGGTGTACAGCCAGCTGACCGGCAATCCGATGATGGGCGATGGCAAGGAGCTGTTCCACGCGGACCACAAGAACATGGCTACCGGCACTACGTCCGTGCTTCAGCTGAGCACCCTGAAAGCTGGCCGCACTGCGATGCGCTTGCAGAAAGGCCTGCAGGGCGAAGAGCTGAACCTGGCGCCGAACTTCCTGATCGTCCCGGCATCGCTCGAGCAAGACGCCTACCAGCTGACCAGCGCGAACTACGTGCCGGCCAAACAGGGCGATGTGAACGAATTCCGTGCAGGCGGTCGCACCGCCGTCGAGCCGATCGTCGAGCCAATCCTGGACGGCGTGAGCGATACCAGCTGGTACCTGGCAAGCAACAACAGCCAGGTCGACACCGTCGAGTACTGCTACCTGGACGGCGCGGAAGGCCCGGTCATCGAAAGCGAGACCGGCTTCGAAACCGATGGCGTCACCTGGAAGTGCCGCCTGGACTTCGCCGCCAAAGCGGTCGACCACCGCGGCCTGTACCAGGGCGTTGGCAAGTAAGCCGCGCGTCCCCACCCATCCATCACAGGGAACAAGAGCATGAAGAACTTCATCCAGCCCGGTCAGACCGTGACCGTCATCGCGCCGGTCAACCTGACTAGCGGCCAGGGCGTACTCGTCGGCGCGCTGTTCGGCGTTGCTGCCAACGATGCGCTGCAGGGCGCGCCGGTCGAGATCTGCCGCACCGGTGTCTTCGCGCTGAGCGCGGTTGCCGCCGATACCGGCGCGATCGGCGACAAGGCGTACTGGGACAACACGGCTCGCCGTATCACCAAGACTGCCACCAACAACACGCTGGTCGGCGCATTGACCGCTCCAAAGAGCGGTACCGACAGCGCGGCTACCGTGCTGCTCGACGGCGCCATCCGCTAAGCGATCGCCGTGCTGCCTTTTGCCAATCTCGAAGCGGTGGTCAACAGCCACGTGCTGAACCACTTGGCCAATGTCCAAGTGGCGATTGCCGGTGCGGTCGTGCCTGGGATCTTCCGCAAGCCTGCTGCGGAGACGCCACTGGGTATCGGCGCAGCATCTACGAGCCCAACGGTCAGCGTTGCATCGAACGCAGTGATGGCCGAACCGGTCGGTAAGCGGATCGAGATCGGTACTACGACGTATGTGATCGGTGATGCCGATCCTGATGGTACCGGCCTGACTGTGCTGACACTGGAGAAGGTGTGATGAAAACCTCGTTTTCGAAAGTGGTCAGCGCGGTCATCGCCGCATTGGCGGCCGAGCCACCGGTTTGCAAAGCGATCTACCGTGCGCGCCAGGCGGCGATCCCGGCCCAGGACGAACAAGCGATCGTGGTCCAGTGGGAGCAAGCACTGCCAGCCGCTGGGACGCTGCAGGGCGCGCCGATCGACTGGTCGACGCGGCTGTCGGTCGAGTGCTATGCACGCAGTACTGACCCGAACGACAACGGCGACCAAGCGGTGGATCCGCTGCTCGCCAGTGTCTACGAGCGGCTGGCAGAGCAAGCAACGCTTGGTGGCATTGTCTTTGACCTGAATGTCGCCGGCATCCAGGTCGAGACCGCAGTGGACGGCGGTCGGACCGGCTGGGTTCGAATCGTCTACGACGCTTCCCACCGCACGTACGGCAATAACCTGAACGATCATGAACATGGAAAAGACAACTGACGAGCTGACCGAAGCTCGCGACATTCCCCCACCGCCAGGCGGCGGCTCCTGGATCTTCGACGAAGACATCTGGGATTGGATCGACAACAACCCGAAGCCGGAAGCGGCTGACAAACAACCCCAGGAGTAAGCGATGCCCCGTCGTATCAAGAACACCATCGTGACCGCCAAGGTCGAAACGACCGTCGGCACCGACGCGGCACCAACTGGCGCGGCCAATGCCGTACTGGTGACTGACGCCACGGTCACGCCGCTGGACGCCCAGTCGATCGACCGCGCGTTGATTCGCGGTTCCTTTGGCGGCAGCGAACAGCTGGTCGGCCCTGCCAGCGTCAAGCTGTCCTACTCGGTCGAGCTCGCCGGCTCGGGCGCGGCCGCTACTCCCCCGGCCTGGGGCGCGCTGCTGCAGGGCTGCGCCGTGGCCGAAGGTCTGCTGACCACGCCGGCGCGTGTCGAGTACAGCCCGGTCTCGTCCGGCCTGAAGACCCTCACCCAGTATTACTACGACGACGGCCTGGTGCACAAGCTCCTGGCCTCGATGGGCAACTGCACGCTGTCGGCAAAGGTCGGCGAGCGGCCGATGCTGCGCTTCGAATGGACTGGTCTGGACGGCGGCATCGTGGCGACGCCGAACCCGACGGGCTCGTTCACCGCTTGGAAGAAACCGGTCGCGATGACCAAGGCCAACGTGATCGACATCACGCTGGGCGCGACGTATGCCGCCGGTGCCCTGACCGACGGCACCATCTACAACAGCACCGGTCTGGAGCTGAACTTTGGCAATACGGTCAACTTCACGCCGATGCTCAGCACCGAGGTGGTCGATATCGCTGACCGCCAGTCCACGGCCACCGTGGAAATGGAGCTGACCGCAGCGCAGGAAGCTGCACTGATGGTGAAGGTCAAGGCCAACGAAACCCAAAGCCTGGGCTTCACTATCGGCACCGCGTCGGGCAACAAAGTCCTGATCTTCGCGCCGGCAGTCCAGCTGACCAATCCGCGCAAGTCGGAACTCAACGGCAACCGCCTGGTCGGCTTCGACCTGCGTCTGGTACCGGTCAACGGTAACGACGAGTGGCGCATCGTCTGCCTGTAACTAAACCCTCAACACATTAAAGGAATGCCGCCATGGCACTCAAGCTCGTAAAGCGTAACAAGATCGCTGTCACCGTGAAGGGCACTCTGCCCGACGAAGACGGCAAGCCTATTGCCTTCGATTTCAAGCTGCATTGCAAGCGGCTGACCCAGGACGAAATCGACAGCGCCCTGAAGAATCGCAAGGGGGAAGTCAAGGGCTTCATCCGCGAAGTGGCCCAAGGCTGGGAAGGCGTGCTCGACGAAGTCGGCGCGCCGGTGCCGTTCTCTGCCGAGATCCTGGACGAGCAACTCAATGAGCCGGGCATGCCGGTGTTGATCATGCAGGCATACCTGGAACAGGTGTCGGCCACCGCAAAAAACTGACCGAGGTCGTGCGCCTGCTGGCGCGCGGCCAAATCGAGTTTGGCGACGACGAGCCCGAAGAAGTTGAAAGCCTCGACGAGGGGCTTGCCGCCTTCGGGCTGCATGTCGCTGGTGGGCTGGTAGTTGATCACGACGAATACTGGCTATGGCCAGAGAACGAGGAAGCGTTTGGAACGTGGCTTGCGCTCCAGACGCAGTGGAACGCGAGCATGGCCGGCGCGACCGGTCTGAATTACCCAGGAGTCGAAACCTGCTTGCGTATGCGCGGCTTTAAGAAGAAGCGCCGCCAGCACATGTTTTTACTCATCCAGATGATGGAACGCGCCTGCTTGGAAGAGTGGGCAAAAAAGCGAAAACAGTAAGGAAGCAAGATCATGGCATCGCCACGCGCGCTCATTGAAATGGTTGTTGACGGTGCTGCAGAAAGTCGCCGCCGGATCGAGACGGTCGGCGACGCTTTGCGTCGGATGAACAACGAGTCGCTCCAGCGTATCTCAGGCCAGATGAGCGATCTGACTGATCGCTATTCCAACCTCCAATCGACTATCGGCAACGTCGCGGGCTTCGCGGTTGCCGGCGTTTCGCTGGCAACGCTTGGCTCCAGGATCGGCGATGTGCTCAATTCCATGGGCGAACTGGATGATCTTTCTCAGAAGATTGGCACCAGCATCGAAAGCCTGTCCAAAATTCAGAAAGTCGCGAAAGCGTTTGGTGTTGATTTCGCCGGCAGTGTGGATCCAGCGTTGGTGAAATTCGCTCGGGGACTTACGACCGTCGATGACAAATCCAGCAAGACGGCTAAAGCCCTTGCAGCGATCGGAGTCTCTGCAAAGGACAGTGCAGGAAAATTGCGAGATCCTGGCGAGGTCATGATCGAGGTAGCGAAAAGCCTGCAAAAATATCAGGACGGTGCAGGCAAAGCGGCTGTGGTAACCGATCTTTTCGGGAAGTCTGGTGCCGACCTCTTACCGTTCTTTAATGATCTTGCAGATACCGTCGACGATTTTTCCGAAACCTCGGGTGATGCTGTTGCCGCGGCATCTGCGCTTCAGGATAAGTTCGGAAAGCTTGGTGTTCAAACTCAGGAAGTATTCACAGATATCGTCACTGCAGCGCTTCCTGCCTGCACTTCCTTGGTCGAAGGCTTCTCCGATGTGATCAAGGAACAGAATAAGCTTGTCGACGGCAAAAAGGTCGGAGAGTGGGCCGACAGCCTTGCCGTTGGGTTTGCACGTGTAGCAGACGTCGCAGCGCTTGTTCCAAGGGCACTCTCCGCAGTAGGGAGCAGCTTCGAAGCTGTGGGTGCCGATATCAGCGTCATGCAAAAGATGGTTGAGGTCGGTAACCCAATCAATGCAGCGCGCATGCTTCTTCAGGGCAGGAGCCCTACAAAGGAATTGCAACAGACGATTGCTGAGCGAAATCGGATTCTCGATGCAGCTAATAAGAAATATGATGAACTTTGGAACAAGCCTGCCAATCAATTCGAGCAAGCTGTTTTAAAGCGGATTTCGAATCGCACTTCGGACATCCAGCCTCCCCAGGAGGATTCGAAGGATGACGGCATCAATGGCTATCGGTCGAGTGGAGATGATGGTGCAGCCGATGCGAAGCGGGCGGCCGATGCGTACAGCAATTTGACGGCTGCTATTCAGGCGAAGATCACTGCATCCAAACTTGAACTGAGCGTCGGCGCTTCTTTGGAAGGTAGTCAGCAAGAACAGCTCAAGCTAACCGAGCAGCTGGCCGCCCTCAAGGATAAGTTGACACCCATCCAGCGCGCGCACGTCGAGAGCCTCATCCAGGAAGACGTCACGTTGCTCGAAGTGATCGAGTCGAACAAGCGCGCGGCCGAAGGGCTGGAATCGTACAACAAGGTACGTGCCCAATACGAGACCAGTGCGGCGAAGGTCATTGAAGATGCCACGAACGAAGCAATTCGGAACGAACAGCTCGCGCAAAGCTTCGGCAAGACACGTGCTCAGATCGAGGCGTTGGAACTGGCGCGCCTGGAAGATCAGCTTGCACAGCGCTCGTCTGCCGGCCTCACGCTCGACGAAATCACCAACCTCGAAAAACTGATCGCCGCGAAGAAGCGCAGCGCGACAGCGCTCGCCCAGGTCGACACGATGGAGGTCGGCCGCAAGGCAGCGGAATCGCTGGACGAGTTCCTCGACCCAGCGCGTGCGCAGACTTTCGGCGAAGCATTGCGCGAATCGTTCGGCGGGGCCGGCACGGCGCTGTCCGAACTGACGGCGTCCCTCGACGGCTTCAGCAAGCGGCAGGCACAGTTCGATAAGAAACGCGAGGAGGGCAGGCTTGCGCTCCTGAGCGGTCAGAAGACTGAGATGCAGTACATGCAGGACATGGCACGCCTGAGCGAGATGGAAACCAAGAACCGGCTGTCCGGCTACGGCGATATGGCGGGTGCTGCTGCAGGCTTCTTCGGCGAGCAGAGCCGCGGCTACCAGACGCTGATGACCGTGTCGAAGGTATTTCACGCGGCCGAACTGGCGATGACAATGGCCGAGCTGGTGCCGAAGGGTATCGCCGCCGTCCTGAACCAGGGCAACGGCGACCCGTACACCGCATTCGGCCGCATGGCCGCGATGGGCGCGCTCGTGGCCGGCCTGGGTGTCGCCATCGGCGGCACGTCCGGCAGCGGCCCGAGCCTGTCCGAGTCGCGCCAGAAGCAGCAGGGCACCGGCACGGTGCTCGGTTCGGACGCCAAGTCTGGCTCGATCGCGCGTGCACTGGAGCAGATCGAGCAATCGACCCTGGACAACCTGGGCGTCAGCAACGACATGCTGATCTCGCTGCGCAACATCGAATCCGAGATCGGCCAGTTCGCCTCGCTCCTGGTGCGCACCACCGGCGTGACGGGCGACTTCGGTAAGGGCATGGAGAAGAGCGTCTTCGACTCGAAGGCGATTGGCATTGGCGGTGCTGCTGGCGGCGGGCTCTTGGGTGCGATGGGCGGCGTGTACGTAGGTATGGGGCCGAGTGCTATTGGGATGATGCTCGGCGGCCCGCTGGGCCTGGCCCTCGGCGCCGCGCTGGGCGCGATCATCGGCAAGACCTTTATCGGCAAGGCGCTGGGCAGCGTTTTCGGCGGCAAGAAGACGGTCGAAGACACCGGCTTCGCCGTCGACAAGACGGACTTCCGCAGCATCTTCGCCGGCGGCCTGAACGCCATGCAGTATGCCGACATCAAGAAGGACGGCGGCTGGTTCAGCAGCGACAAGAAGAGCACGGCCACGCAGGGGCTGGGCGAGGAGGGCAACCGCCAGATCTCCAGCGTCCTGACGTCGCTGTACGACACGGTGTACGAGGCCGGCCAGATGCTCGGCTTTGGCGCCGACGCGTTCAACGCGCAGCTGAGCAGCTTTGTGGTCGATATCGGCAAGGTCAGCCTGAAAGGCCTGTCCGACGACGAGATCCAGGAAGAGCTGGAGGGCGTGTTCTCCAAGGTCGGTGACGACCTGGCTAAGTTCGGCGTCGCCGGCCTGGACCAGTTCCAGAAAGTGGGCGAGGGCTACCTGGAGACGCTGGCCCGCGTGGCGACGAACTACACCACCCTGGACGCGATCATGGCGTCGATCGGCCGCACGGTCGGCGCTGCCGGCATGGAGAGCCTGGCGGCACGCGAGCGCCTGATCAACCTGTCCGGCGGCATCGGCGAGCTTGCGCAACAGACCTCGGCATTCGCGAAGGACTTCCTGACCGAGGCCGAGCGCCTGGCGCCCGTGCAGCAGTACGTGACCAGCCAGCTGGCTTCGATGGGCTTGGCCTCGGTAGACACGCGCGACGAATTCAAGAGCGTCGTGATGGGCATGGACCTGACCACCGAAGCCGGCGCCAAGCAGTACACGGTGCTGATGAGCCTGGCCGAAGCGTTCGCTCAGGTATATCCGGCAGCTGAAGAAACCAGCAAGTCGATACAAGAGGTGGCCGATGAGCAGCGCAGTCTGCAGGACCAGATTGACCAGCTGACCATGACGCGTGCACAGCTGCTCGAGAAAGAACGTAATGCGGTGGCTGAAGCGAATCGTCCGATGTGGGACCGCCTGCAGGCGCTGATGGCAGAGACGGCCGCCGTCCAGGCCGCGAAAGACGCGGCCGAAGGATTGCTGAGCGGCGTCGATGCCACGTTCGGTACGCTACAGCGCGTTGTCGATCGTGAGCGGGCTGTGCTGCAGTCGCAGGTGCAAAGCCATACCGAGGCGGCGAACAAGCTGCGTGCGGTGTCGTCCAGCCTGCGCAGCACGATCGACGGCATGCGCGGGCCGGGTAACGAGGCTGCTGATCGTGCTCGCGCCCAGAGTGACCTGAGTACGTTCGTAGCGATCGCACGCGCCGGTGGCGTGTTCCCTGATTCGGAGAAGCTGCAGGCGACCCTGAGCATCCTGTCTCAGGACGCGAGCGAACAATTCGAGACGTTTGCTGACTACCAGCGGGATCTGTACCGCACCCGTAACAGCATGGCAGACTTGGCCGATTTGTCGGACGCTGCACTGTCGACTGAAGAACGTGCCCTCAAAACGCTGGAGGAGCAGCTCGACGTGTACGACCAGATGCTCAAGCGGCATCAGGAGCAAGTCGAGCTCCTCAAAGGGCAGAGCGTCACCGGGTTGTCGATTCTGGATGCGATCCGCGCATTGCAGGGCTCGATCCTGGCGGCGCAAAACAATCCGATGGTCGCCGCCACTTCGGCAATCAATAACGCCTACCAGACGCACCTCGGCCGTGCGCCGGACGCGGCCGGCTTCGAGTGGTGGAAGAACGCCGCGGCCGGCGGTGCGCCTGTATCGCAGATCGTTGACGGCATCGCCAACTCGGCCGAGGCCGACCTTCGCAAGCTCTATCAAAGCGCATTGGGCCGCGCGCCGGACGCTGAGGGCCTTGCGTATTGGATGAATGCGTTCGGCCCGACAATGGACGCAGCTGAACGCGCGGAGTTTCTCAAAGGTGCCACGCCGGAACTCGCTGCCATCGGCTCGGGTAGTCAGGAAGATTTCCTCAAGCAGAAAGGAGTCACTACTGGTTCCAGCCTGGCACTGCGCGGAATCCCTGGCTTTGCTTCCGGTGGAGACCATAGTGGTGGCTGGCGGATCGTGGGTGAGAACGGCCCGGAGCTGGAGGCAACAGGCCCATCGCGCATCTTCAATGCTTCTCAGACCAATGAACTGATGGGGCGGCTGATGCAGCCGACCAGTGGCAGCGATGCATTGGTAGCAGAGGTCCGCGCGCTACGTGCCGAAGTGGCAGCACTTCGTGAAGCCAACAGCGCCGAGAACCGCGCCATCGCCGGCGGCGCACAAGCTGCGGCAGAGCACTTGGACGCGGCGATCAATGGTGACAAGCCTCTTGCAATGAAAGTGATTCCAGCATGATCATCGTTGACCCGGCAACACTGGGTACCGTGACGTGTACGCGCGCTGCTCCAGCTCCGTACTACGATCGCAACGGCGTGCAGCAGATGGCGCCTGCCAACACGCTGCGCGTCACCTATGACCCGGCAGATCTGAGCAAGGCGCCCTACGTCCTGCTCGACGCCGGCGAAGTGATCGGTGCAGGTGCAGGCCTTGTGTATTCGAACGTGCCCATAACCGAGCTGGCTTACAGCTTCGCGGCGACCTTCGCCAAGGATGCTTTGGTGTATGAGCCGAGCACGGAGAAGGTCTTCCAGTCGCTGATCGCGAACAACACCGGTAAGGCGCTGACTGATACCACCGCTTGGACACCCCGCGGGGTTACCAACCGGCGCAAAATGCTCGACGAGTACAACAACACGCAGACCGAGTTTCCCGACGAAATCATACTGGTGTTATCGCCCGAGGCAATCTGCCAAGGCATGTACTTGGGGAACGTATTCGCTGATGAGATTCGCATCAGCGTGGTCGACCAGGTGGAGGGCCTCGTCTATAGCGAAACCGCTGAGCTTGTCGAGTCCACGTCTGGTAGCTCGTTCTTCAACTGGTGCTTCAAGCGGATCCGTCGCAAGGACTTCTTCGGCACGCTGAAGATGCCGGTGTACGCAAACGCGCTGATCACGATCTGCATACGCAAGATCGGTGGCATCGCGAAGTGCGGCATGGCCGGGGTTGGTCCGGTTGATGACTTCGGTCCGACGTTGCTTGGCTTGTCCACCGAGGGCAAGGATTACTCGAGCACGACTTTCAACTTCGATGGCACCAGCAATACTGTCATCCGGCCATATGCCAAGCGAATGTCGTGCGATGTCAGTGTGGATAACGATCAGGTCGAATACCTGCAGGGCCGCCTGTTCGAACGGCGTCAGCGAATGCTGTTCTGGTTCGGCGGTGGGCCTGGTGGCTCGACGGTTGTCGCTGGCCGCTACGGTAGCTTCAAAGTCGTTTTCCAATACCAGATGAAATCACTTATGAGTTTAACTATTGAAGGAGCCGTTTAATGGCTGGCATTACTACATTCTTGGACGAATCGCAGATGCCGAATCGGACGCAGGAGCAGAAGGTGTTCGATAACCTTCTGGCTTATGTGTTCCAGAATTTCCCCAAGTGGGGGCGTGAAGTCAACGACACGCTCGGTGCGATGAATGCTTTGCAGGCTGGTGGTGCGTACGCGCTGCCATATATTTTTGACACCGCGACTTCCGATGTAGACCCGGGAGCTGGCAAGCTGCGCTTGTCGAGCGCTACGCAAAACGCGGCCACGGTCATGCGCTTGGATCTCACTGCGGGCGGTCAGGACTACACCACGCTCCTCGATACCATGGACTCATCGACCAGCGTGATCAAGGGCACAATTCGATTGGTGAAGCAGGGCGACCATAGCAAGTGGATGACGTTTGACCTCACCGCGCGGGCCGCGCCCGCTGGTTATCGCAACCTCTCGGTCGTGTGCACGGACAGCAGTTCGGCAAGCCCTTTTGCAAAAGAGGATCCGTTGCTGCTATTTTTCCAGCGTAACGGCGATAAGGGTGAGACCGGAGCCAGTGGCATGGTGCCGCTTGCATCGGCAACTATCTCATCGCCTGTCGTAAATATTGATTTCCTTAATCTCTTCAGCCCACTTTACGACAAATACACAATCGAACTGCAGGGATTAAAAAGAAACGATTCCAGCGGACAGGTCTATCTTCAATTAGCTTTCGGTGGTGTAGCTAGAACCTCAGGGTACACGGCAACAAGTGGGACTGGCGCGGGTACTCCTCAGCTTGGGCTTACTGTCGGGGTTGGTTCAGAATTTACCGCAACTGCCGAGGTTCGAAACTCTAATGGAATCTTCAAAGGGCTCTATGCAAATTATTTCAGCAATGAGAATGTCGCCGGTATCAATAGCGGCGGTATCTCAGTGACGACCGCGGCAAGCGGTTTTCGACTGGCGGCCACTGGGGGGCAGTTCACTGCCGGTGTTATGCGGATTTTCGGGCATAGGAATAACCCATGATAATTCAAGTGATGGTAGACGGCGTCACTCGCGACGCCACCCCCGAGGAGCTGGCCGAGATCGAGGCTCGAAGCGTTGTAGACATCGAGATGATGAAAGCAGCCAAGAACGAACAAATCAACGGTTGGCGTGCAGCCGCAAACACCTCAACGTTTTCACACGCAGGGAAGGATTTCGACTGTGATGCACTGTCGCGTTCCGACATTGATGGCGTAGCAAATCATGTTGGCCTGTTCCAAGACTTCCCCACCGGGTTCCTCGGTGTTTGGAAGGCAGCTGATAACACGATGCTTGAAGTGCCTGATGTCGATGCTTTTCGTGCTTTGTATGCGTCAATGACCGCCCAGGGTGCAGCGAATTTCATGCACTCCCAAGAGTTGAAAGCGCAATTGGCGGCGGCGACCACGCCAGAAGCGGTCGCCGCCATCACCTGGTGACTTTCGCCGATCGTTAATGCTGAGGTCGGCTTTTTAATCAGTCTCATCCTTCCGAGAAATGAGACGAGCTCAGCGTGAAACTGTGTGCTTCCCGGCTTCTTGGCCGGGCCTACAGTCCACGCTGAAAGTCCATCATGAACCATTCCCCGCCAACTGGCGGTTTCGACTACGACACTCTCATCAACTGGGCGTTGCTCATCGCTCTATCGCTATGGGGCGGCTGGGCGAGCTTCGTGCGCAAGATGCGCGAGGGTCACGCGCGGGCCTGGAACATCACTGAACTCGTCGGGGAGCTCGTCATCGCAGGCTTCACCGGCATCGTAACCGCACACTTGTGCGATGCCATTCCGAGCTTCCCCGTCTCGCTTAAATACGCATTCGTCGGCATTGCAGCGCACATGGGATCGCGTGCCCTTTTCAGGTTCGAGGCGATGATGAACGCGCGCCTGAATCTGCCTGTCGATGTCCAGAAGAAGGACGACGACCATGCCGCCTAGCGCCTTCATCAACCTGCTGCTGCCGGCCGCGCAGCGCGTGCACCGCGAGCACGGCATCCCGGCGTCGGTCACGATCGCCCAGGGCGCGCTTGAATCGGGTTGGGGCGCCCGCGCACCGGGCAACAACCTGTTCGGAATTAAGGCCGACCGCGCCTGGAAGGGCAAGACGGTCGACATCCCCACGCACGAATACGTCGCCGGCAAGCGCGTCGACCTGGTGGCCAAGTTCCGCGCCTATGCCAGCATCGACGACTGCATCGCCGACCGCGCGCGCTTCCTGAAGGCCAACCCGCGCTATGCCCCCTGCTTCCGCGAGGTCACCGGCGAAGCCTGGGCGCGTGCCTTGCAGAAAGCCGGCTACGCCACCGATCCCAAGTACGCCGACAGCCTGATCGCCGTCATGCATGGCCGGAACATGTCCCAGTACGACAACCTGAAAGGCAAGCCATGAAGAAGATCGCCCTGCTCACCCTGATGCTGGCCCTGGTCGGCTGCTCAAACCTGGCCCTGCAGTGCAGCGGCACCTACACTGGCGACGAGGTGCGCAATGTCGAACGGAAGTAGCGAGTTCCTGACCAAGCTGCGCGACGAGCGCGTGTCGCTCTTCACCAAGGACCGCGTGCTGCTGGCGCCGCTGGCGTACTACTCGGCGCTGCTGGCCGACGTGGTGCTGGTGCCGGCCGGCTTCGTCACCGACTATGCCAGTGTGCCGCGTGCGCCGCTCACCTACTGGCTGTTCGGCGGCGTCGGCGACGAGGCGGCGGTGGTGCATGATCACCTCTACGAAACCGGCATCGTGCCGCGCGACGTGGCGGACGCGGTCTACGGCGAAGCGCTCGAGGCCTGTGGCGTGCCCGCCTGGCGCCGCGGCCCGATGGTGCTGGCGGTACGGCTGTTCGGCGCTGGCCGGTATTTGCCGGCGGCAGTGGCGTCGTGATCGAGTTTCACGTGCTCACGCCGCGCGGCTCGGTCCATCTATTCTCGGTCGACGGTGGGAGGGTTGTCCCGTCCGCCCCAGATCCTGGTGAGCCGCTGACCCCGGGTCGACCGTGCTCCGCTGCCGTCACCCCGGCGGGGGCCGAGCTCCAAGATCACGCGCCGCACTATGCTGAGTGATACGTTCCGCTCATGCAGATAACAGACTGCCGGGTACATGCCGAACACGTCGGCGATGTTCGCGGCCAGGTCTATATACACAGCTGTGAGGCGGTCGGTTCGCGCATCCATCCGGCAATTGTCACGGAATTGGCCGACATCCAATTTGAGCTAGATCAAATAGCAATGCTGCTATACTGTATAAACATACAGTATTTTCGTTAGTCAACTATGACAAGCTCAGCAGCAACATTAGATCCCGAACAGGTTCACCCAGCCCTCTGGCGCGCATCGCAGCTGGCGCGCAATCACACGCGCTGTGTCGACACCGGGCACCTCAGCTTGTCGCATCAGCTACCTGGCGGAGGCTGGCCAACTGGAACAATGGTCGACCTGCACGTGCAACAGCCCGGGATAGGCGAAGTGCGGTTGCTGGCACCGGCGCTGAGCGCGTCCGTCGATCGCAAGATTGTGATGCTGCAGCCGCCGCACGCACCCCAGGCGTTGGCCCTGGCCGCGATGGGCATCGAGCCGTCGCAGGTGTTGTGGCTACGCGCCACTCGCACGGCGGACATGCTATGGGCGGCTGAACAGGTGTTGAAAAGCGGAAGCTGCGGCGCGTTGCTGTTTTGGCAGACCCAGATCCGCAACGAAAGTCTTCGGCGCCTGTGCCTGGCCGCGCAGGCCGGCGAGACCTTGTTCTTCATGATGCGGCCGCTGGCCGCCGCCCGGGATCCGTCGCCGGCGCCGCTGCGCCTGGCGTTGCGTCCGCGCGCTGGTGGACTTGAGGTCGACTTCGTCAAGCGGCGCGGGCCGCAGCGCAACGAGCCGCTGTTCCTGCCGATGACAGTTGGCCCAGCCCGGCATCAGCCTCAGCTCCAGCCGCACTACGCTCCCCCGGCGCCGATCGAGGAGCCGACGTCATTCTCGGTCGCCCATTAGGCCGCGCTCACGGTCGCGCGGCGGCGTTGATCGGCGCGCCGGCCGTCTTCTTCCAGACGCAAAAAAGCCACCTCAAGGGTGGCTTCGTCGTTTCGGTTCGTTTGAAAATCCCTGAACCCGTTGAAATTTCTTTGGCGTAGGTTTTGGCGTAACTCTTGCAAAAGTTTAGTTGTCGCCATAGGGGAAGGAACCTCTGCATCATCAGTACCTTTCCGAAGGGCCGCTATTTATTCCAATTTGAAAGAAATCTAAACTTTCCATCAATAAGGGTTAAAAAACGTCCAATAACGAAATATTTAAACCAGCCTATCGGTGCAGCGCTGAACTGTTCCTTGAATATTTCGTCAGCATCGGATTTCCATGCAGCAGTCTCATAGATCGTAAAGTTATCAATTTCAAGCGTTCCTGAGCTCTTCTGTTGAAAAAGGAACTTGTGGAGATTGGCTTTACTCTCTAGCGATTCTTTCGTTAACGGAAAGTCCTTATAGGCATTATTTTCCCATGAATTTTTGGAAAGCTGAATGACCTGCTTATTGCGGCTCCCAAACGTAAGCTCAACAATGTAGTCGATATTTGCACCAACATACGCTTCGCCGTGGCGCAAGATTCTGGGACGAACGATCATGGTCATCAAGTTACGGAAGTAGTCGCTGACCGGATTCCACGCATGAAGATATTTCGGGACTACGTATTTCCCGTCAGAGGTGGAAAGAACCAGTCGCTGCCTAATTTTCCGATTTGTGTAAAGATCATTTAGATTCACTCGTACAGAGTTACTTTCGTAAAACTGAATGACTCCGTAATCTTGGCGGTAAGTCTCAAACGCTTTCAAAATTAGAGGCTTATTTTCAAAGTCTTCTAATTCAACATAAACAGAATGGCCGATTTTTAAATAGATTGCGAAAATTGTGATGCTACGATCTTTCAAATTTTCTAATATGACGGATGAGACATACCTGTCATTACAATCAACATGTGACCCCAGTGAATAGCCACCCCGCATCTCCAAGCCAGACTTGCGTCGATAGTTCATGCCTGCTAGCAACAGAGCTAAAATTGCAACGATCAGACCGAGTACGGGAAACCACGTTGGCAAAGTGATGGTCAT